CAATCTCTGTCTTGGTAGATACCTGAAAAAATCTGAACACATTTATTGTGAAGTTATAAACAAGTTATTCGGAGCACATACAAGTGCCACAGTGGTAAAAGGGCTCAATGTCATTGAGTCCGCTACTGTTATCCGACAGAAATGGGAACGTTTTGCAGACCCTGTTGGTCAGGGAGGGGACTGCACCAAGTACGACATGCATCATAGGGAGGATGCACTCAAGTTTGAACATCGTGTCTACAATGACACGTACAAGCAAAGAGCTCTAAAGAGGTTGCTTTCTTGGCAACTCGAAGAACATGGCACTGTACACAACAAGGACGGCTCAATTGTCATTGGTAAGAAGATGATTCGTATCATATATGTCACAGGAATGTCACATTACGTGAAACCTGAAACGGATACAAAACCCTACTTACTTGATGATGATGTTATCTACGTTGGCCAACCGGAGATCGTATTTTACCCAAAGCGTGCCTCGGGCGACCTGAACACATCGCAAGGCAATATTATAGTTATATGCGCGATAATATACTCGTTTATCAATTTCTATGGATTAGATATCGAGTTAGTTGATAATGGAGATGACTTCTTCATAATAAGTGAGCGGTCTTGCGCAAATTTTATATCAACCAACTTGCCACCATGGTTTCGGAATTTTGGTTTCATAGTTAATATGGAACAACAAGTAGATACTTTTGAGAGTATTGAATTTTGCCAGACCAACCCAGTGTTGGTTAATGGCCAGTGGCGCATGTGCCGACACCCTAAGACAGTGTTAATGAAAGACATCATGTGCACTGTACCGCTTAATGGTAAGAATGTTTTACGCAAGTGGTTGGATGCAGTCGGACAGTGCGGCCTCGCTATTGCTTCAGGGGTACCAATCCTACAAAGCTTTTATGCTATGTATGTTAGGAATGGTATTCCTTGTGGTGACAAGTTCAAGACTTTCATATTCCAGAACACAGGAACATTTGATCGTATGCAGGGTTTGACAGCCCTTAAAGTCAACATCACTGAGTCAACGAGATACAGTTTTTACAAAGCGTTTGGTGTGTTACCGGACACCCAACGAGACCTCGAAGAATACTTTGACTTAGTGTTCATAAGTGACACAGTTACCGAAGGACGTGAAGGACTACTTATCCGGGATAGTGGTCTCTCACATAATTCTATATTTTATGAGATACCATGGTAACTATTGCGGCCCTTGGTGGTCGGCTGGCAAGATCCAGGCGAGTGTTAATGACCCTACTGTTGAACCTATTGATGAATTTGATAATTCTTGTCGTATACATGATGCTGCTTATGCAGATGGAGCTGATTTGTACGATGCTGACTCAGAATTCGTCACGGACAACATGCTTAAGGGGCCTAAACGCACCCTAGCTGCTCTTGCGGTCGGCGCCCAACTGGCCATACGACAAACCCGGAATGTGTTCTACACGAAAAAGCAGAACATGACAAAACAACGATTACGAACGAACAACAAAACGAACCCCTCTTCAGGGAAGAAAACAAACAAGTCTCCCAACCTACGTGGAGCTAACTCAGGAAACGACTCTATGGTTGCCGCCCCGGTTTCCATAGCAACACGCCGAACTGGAATGTCAGCATCGGTAACGAATTTGAATGATGGCATTGTTCGCATTAGGCACCGAGCCTTTGTGAAACCCATCACTTCATTTTTGTCGTACACTGCCGAGAAATTGTCTTGCAACCCTGGTCTATCAGGATCCTTCCCATGGTTGGGTCAGTTGGCCAGAAAGTACGACATGTATAGATTTACTTCATTGAAGTATTCCTATCGTAGTGTCACGGCCACCAGCACACCTGGTGTCGTTATGTTGAGCTTTGATTACGATGCTGCAGACGATGCACCGACCACCAAATCAAAACAAGCTCAGACCATTCCTAACGCTGAGAGCAACTCTTGGAACAATGTAGACCTTGTTGTCAAAACTGACAACACCTGGCGTTTTGTGCGACCAGGAATACTTGCTAATAATTTGGATGTTAAGACATATGATCTTGGCAGCCTATTTTACAGCTCCGTCTACGGTACTGGTGTAGTAACTGGTGAACTGTACGTCGAGTACACTATTGAATTAAAACGCCCTAGTGACGGCGTTATTGATTCTGGGTCTCAACGTTACAACACAACCAATTTTAGTACTCCCTTTGTTTCCGCTCTCTCTCCGTCCGGCTATTTGCCTTACACTGTGACCACGAACAATCAGTTGACGTTTTTGACGTCAGGTGAGTACGTCTTCACGATTTCAGCAACTGGTACTGGTCTTACCACAGCACCTTCAACACCCACCATTTCCACTTCAGGTTCTGGCCAGGTAGCGAATGTGTTTTCCATAGTTAGCGCCACAGCTACTGTAACTACTTG